GACCTCTGCATCACCCTCACCGACCTGATCGCCTTCACCCACCTGCGCACCGTCACCCGGGGCCGCAGCGACCAGATGAAGTTCGCCCACTGGGCACCCATCTCCGCCGCCCCCATCGGCGACCCCGACGCGAGCGTCCTGCGCCAGACCGGCGGCACGCCCATCGCCATGTCACGGTTCGCCGAGCGCGCCCTCAAGGCCGCCGGGTTCGACCCCGCCTACGTCCCCCACGCCATCGACACCGCCGTGTGGCGCCCGCTGCCCCCCGAGACCCGCGCGAGGGCCCGCGCCGAGCTCGGATTCGCCCCCACCACGTTCGTCATCGGCACCGACGCCGCCAACGAAGACCCCACCGACCGCAAAGGCTGGGGCCAGACGCTCTGCGCCTTCGCCGCCTTCCACGCCCGCCACCCCGACTCCGTGCTCTACGCCCACACCATCCGCAACCGCCACCCCTTCGGCCTGGACCTCGCCGCCATCACCGAAACCCTCGGCATCACCAGCGCCGTCCGCTACCCCGACCCCGACCTCTACAACGCCGGGGCCATCCCCACCGCCGCCCTCGCCACCATCACGGCCACCTGGGACCTGTACACCGGCTGCTCCCACGGCGAGGGCTTCGGCATCCCCATCGTCCAGGCCCAGGCGTGCGGCGTCCCCGCGGTCGCCGCCAACGCCACCGCCACCGCCGAACTCGCCCCCACCGGATGGAAGGCAGCCACCCAGCCGCACTGGAGCGGCACCCACGGAGCCTGGTGGGCCATGCCCCTCATCGACGCCATAGAAGCCGCCTACGAAGACGCCTGGGGACTCTGGGACGTCGCCAGGACCCCCGGGCACCGCTCCGCCCACCTGTGGCCAGACACCCAGCAGGCAGCCCGGGAGAGCGCCCTGGCCTACGACACCACGACCGTCGCCGCCGCGCACTGGGCGCCAGCGCTCAAGCAACTGGAGAGCACATGACCAAGGCACAGTTCGCCGCCCACATGATGGCCGAGCACAACGCCGTCCACTTCAGCGTCAGCGCCACCCGGGCAACCCTGTCCGCCATGCACCAGCGCGAGCACGCCACCCGCCGCCTCACCCACACCCACGACCCCCAGACCGGCCACGTCATCACCACGGCCGGCCGCCTCAGCCCCGGAGACACCCCGTGACCGGAGTTAACGGCTCCACTATCCAGCGCTACCTGTCCCTGCCAGAACGCCGCGAACTCACCCGCGCGCTGGCAGCCGGCGAGGTGACACGCGCGTCGCTGGCCCGCCGCTACGGCATCAGCCGCGCCGCCGTGACCCAGTTCGCCCACCGCCACGCCGCCGAGATCGACGCCATCAAGGCCCACCTTGACGACGAGTTCGCCGGGCTGTGGATCGCCAGCAAAGAGCAGCGCATCGTCGCCCACCAGAACGACTACGAGGTGGCCGCCGGGCACGAGAAGGCCGATCACCACGAGTGGATCAAGGCCCGCACCCAGATCCTCCACGCCGTCGCCGAGGAACTGGGCCAGCTCCCGCCGCGCACGACCGTCGCCGTCCTGCCCGTCGTCCACATCATCGAGGGCGTGGACACCTCGGCGCTCACGTGAAAGGGCAGCCAAAGTGCAGCGCGGGAAAACTGCCCCATCGCCGCTCCCAGCGCGCAGAGGCGCGCAGGCGCGCGAGGCTGGCCCTGGCTGCCCTCTCGCTGCCTCTTGCGCTGGCCGCCTGCCATCCGCCCCACCAGCAGCCGCAGGTGCCCCCCGCGACCTGCGCCCCGCACTGTGACCGCTACCCCTGACTGGAGCACCCATGGAACCGCAACGCCGCCCGCAGCGCAGGACCCACCTGGACGCCTCCGTGGTCCCCGTAGAGCGCGCCCTGCTCGCCAGAGCGCACGAGTTGTCATCCGACGCAATGCAGGCGTTCGCGATTCTCGGCCCTGAGCGCGAGGACGGCACTGCCGACCCGGCGAGGATCGGCCCGAACCTCAAGCTGATCGTCGCCGCCGAGTTCCGCCTCCTGGCCGAGGAACTCCACTATTGGTGACGCTCCGTATAGCGGAGTGCCAAACCCTCACCGGCCGGCAACTACCCACAGTGAGGAAAGCAGTGATACTCCCCTACACTGTCCTACTTGACCGGACACTATTCTTCATGCAATACTGTCTATATGAGCAAGACAGTTACCCCGCAGGCAAGGTGCCAGGACTGCCGCCGCCCGCTGTCCGCAGCCGCGAGCATCGCCGCCGGGCGCGGCCGGGTCTGCAAGGCCCGCAACCGGGCCGCCGCGCTCGCCAGGGCGCTGGAGGGATGCACCCCCACCCAGGCCGGGAAGGCCACCGAGCTCATCAGGGACGGCGGCATCGTCCCCACCTCGCAGCCAGCCGTGTGGCGCACTGTCAGCAGCGATGGGGATGTCATCTACCTCACGACCCTGCACGAGTGCTCGTGCCCCGCCAGCCGCTACGGGCGGCTGTGCTACCACGTCGCCGCAGCCCGCGTGCTCACCGAGGCCGCCAAGGCAGCGTGACCCGGTGACCGCCATCAACCCGCTGCTGCTGACCGCCGTCGAAAGCGTCACGGCAGCCATGGCGGGCGCGTTCGACGAGGTGTGGACCAGGCCGAACGCCGCCGCGACGATGGAGGGCTTCCTCGCCGGCCGGATCCGTTTCGTGATCGGCCGCGACGGCCTGCTGGTGGTCGAACGGGAGGACGGGTGAGCAACCGCAAGCGGGCCACCATGACCGCCGAGCAGATCGAGCAGCTACAGGCCGACTGGGAGCGGGCGCGCGCCCTGGCGGCCCTGGTCCTGGTCAGCCCCCAGGACGCCGGCCGCCTGCGGGAGATGGGCGCGGTGGAGGGCCGGGACTTCCTCGTGAGCGAGCCCCAGTGACCGCTACGGCTGAGCGCGTGGAGCACCGCTACAGGCCGGTCGGCTCGGCGCACGAGCTGTTCGCCTGCCGCGGCCCGGAGGTGCTGCTGTCGGGCCCGGCGGGCACGGGCAAGTCCCGCGCCTGCCTGGAGAAGCTCCACGCGATGGCGCTGATGAACCCGGGCATGAGGGCTGTGATCCTGCGCAAGACCGCGGTGTCGCTCGGCTCCACGGCGCTGGTCACCTACCGCGAGCACGTGGCCAGGGAAGCGCTCGCGTCGGGGGAGGTGCGGTTCTACGGGGGCAGCGCCCAGGAGGCCGCGAGCTACCGCTACGGCAACGGCAGCGTGATCGTCATCGGGGGCATGGACAAGGCCACCCGGATCATGTCGTCGGAGTACGACGTGGCCTATGTGCAGGAGGCGACCGAACTCACCGAGGACGACTGGGAGGCCATCACCACCCGGCTCCGCAACGGCGTCGTGTCCTTCCAGCAGATCATGGCCGACTGCAACCCCGACGCCCCGCACCACTGGCTCAAGCAGCGCTGTGACCGTGGCGCCACCCGGCTCATCTACTGCCGCCACGAGGACAACCCGCGCCTGCACGACACTGCGACGGGCGTGTGGACCCCGGAGGGCACCGAGTACATCCGGCGGCTGGACGCGCTCACAGGCGTCCGCTACGAGCGGCTGCGGGGCGGCAAGTGGGCAGCGGCCGAGGGCCTGGTCTACGACACGTTCGTCCCCTCGGTGCATCTGCACAAGCCCATCGGGGAGCCGCCGCGCGAGTGGACCCGGTACTGGGCCGTTGACTTCGGCTTCACCAACCCGTTCGTGTGGCAGGCATGGGCCGAAGACGGCGACGGGCGGCTGTTCATGTACCGCGAGATTTACCGCACACAGACCCTCGTGGAGGACCACGCACGGGCCATCAAGGCGGCCCTGCGCGATCGTGAGCCCCGGCCGCGGGAGATCATCTGCGACCACGACGCCGAGGGCCGGGCGACGCTGGAACGCGAGCTGGGCCTGTCCACGACCGCCGCCCACAAGTCCGTCCTTGAGGGCATCGAAGCGGTCAAGGCCAGGCTCAAGCCTGCGGGCGACGGCAAGCCGCGCCTGTTCATCTGCCGTGACGCCCTGGTGGAGCGTGACCGTGCCCTCGCCGACGCCAAGCGGCCGGTCTGCACACAGGATGAGGTGCTCGAATACATCTGGGACGACAAGGCCAAGAAGGAGCAGCCGCGCAAGGAGAATGATCACGGAATGGACGCGATGCGCTATCTAGTCGCCGCCGTGGACCTAGTAGGCCGTCCCCGTTATCGTTCCTTTCCCCTGACCGGCAATCCGCATTCCCGGCCTTAGTTACCCGCACTAATATTACAGTACCATCGCAGGCCAGACGGTAGACCACTGCCGTTGGACTGCTATTGTGGCCACACCCCCGCACCGTTTTTACGCCCCGTTTAACGAGGTGAAAGTGGCCACTGCGGCTTATCCTGCGCGCACCTATTCGCGGCGGGGCGCCCGGTGGCTGCGGCGCGTCCGCGACCTGGCCCGCACGACCACCGTCCGCACGCTGCGCCCAGCGAAGCCGGTCCTGGCCAACCTCGCCTCCATCCCGCTCACGGTCGCCGGGTTCGGCTGCCTCGACGCCGCCGCGTTCATGTGGAACACCCTCGCCGGGCTCGCCGCCGCTGGCCTGCTGCTCATCGCGCTGGAGCACATGATCGCGGACGAGCAGTGAAGTCCGGCCTGCGGCGCGCTGTCCGCAACCTCGGCAAGCCCCCCATCCCGCTCGCCCCCTACGGCTACCGCCGGGGGATGCGGTTCGACCTCGGCGTGGGCTCGGCCAGCCGCGAGCAGTTCATGCGGGCCTACGGCCAGTCCGGCACCGTGTTCTCCATCGTCTCGCTGCTGTCCCAGGCCGCCGCAGGCCCCCGCTGGCACCTGTACAAGAAGCAGCCGCAGGACGGGCGCCGCCGCTACACCACCGGAGACCAGGGCAGCGACCAGCGCACCGAGGTAATCCAGCACGCCGCCATCTCGCTGTGGAACAAGCCCAACGACTTCCACTCCGGGTTCGAGTTCCGCGAAGGCTCGGGCCAGCACCAGGAACTTACAGGCGAGACGTTCTGGGTCCTCAACCGCGAGGGCACCACGTTCCCCACGTCGATGTGGTACGTCCGGCCCGACCGCATGGACCCCGTGCCCAGCCCCGACGACTACCTGGTGGGCTGGCTCTACACCGGGCCCAACGGCGAGCAGGTACCCCTCGCCCTCGATGAGGTCATCATCGAGAAGCTCCCCGACCCGCTCGACCCGTTCCGCGGCGCCGGCCCCGTCGCGTCGATCATGCCGAACATCCAGCAGCAGCGCTACGCCACCGACTACCAGCGGAACCTGTTCATCAACTCGGCCTCACCCGGCGGCGTGATCCAGGTGGACAAGCGGCTGAGCGACCCCGAGTTCGACGAGCTGATCGCCCGCTGGCGCGAGACCCACCAGGGCGTCGCCAGGGCGGGCCGCGTCGGCGTGCTGGAGAACGGCGCCACCTGGCTCGCGGGCGACGGCAGCATGTCCAACAAAGACCTGGAGTACGGCAACCTGCGGCTGGCCAACCGCGACGAACTCCGCGAGGCGTGGCGCATCCACAAGGCCATGCTCGGCACCTCCGACGACGTGAACAGGGCGAACGCGCAGACCGCCGAGGAAGTGTTCACCGGCTGGCAGTCGCGGCCCCGCCTCGACCGCCGCCGCGACACCCTCAACCACAAGCTGCTGCCGATGTACGGCACCACCGGGCAGGGCGTGGAGTTCGACTACGACGACCCCTCGCCGGACAACCACGAGGAAGCCAACGCGGAACTGACCGCCAAGGCCAACGCCGCCAAGACGCTCATCGACGCGGGACTCGACCCCGCCGACGTGCTGGAAGCGGTCGGCCTGCCGGACATGGGCGTCGTCGAGCAGGCCACCCAGGCGCCCGCACTGCCGCCCGGCTGGGTGCCAGCGGCGCCACCCGCCCCGGCCGCGCTGGAGAACGCCGGGCGCCACGGCGGCGGCCCGCGCAAGCAGGGGCCGAAGAAGAAGACCAGGCCCGGCCCGGACCAGGGGCCGCCGGACGGCAAGCGGTGGATCGCCCACGAGGGCGCCTGCCCGCAGTGCCAGGCGAACGAGGACGAGGGGATCATCCCCGCCGGCGACCTGTTCGGCGGCGGGGTGGTCGCACCGCCGCAGCACCCCAACTGCATCTGCGACCTAGAGGACGCCTACCTGCCCGCCAACTCGGCGCAGGTGGACGGCGACGCGCTCGCGGCCCTGCTGCGGCGGGTCATGAGCGACGGCTACGTGCCGATCGAGACGGCCGGGAGGCCCTGATGGATCACGGAGCAAGGCCGCTGCGGTCCACCCGCCGGCTCACCAACCTCACCGGGCAGCGCCCCGGCTGGTACAAGATCACCAACGCCGCCAATGCCCCGACCCAGGTCACGATCTTTGACGAGATAGGGTTCTTCGGCGTTTCGGCCGCGGACTTCCTCAACGACCTGCGGCAGATCACCGGGGACATCGAGCTGCACCTCAACTCGCCCGGCGGCGACGTGTTCGACGGCGTGGCGATTTTCAACACCCTCAAGCAGGCCCAGGCGCGGGGCAAGGTCCACATCATCGTGGACGGCCTCGCCGCCTCGGCCGCCTCTTTCATCGCCCAGGCCGCCTCGCCGGGCCTGCTGGAGATGGCACCCCACAGCCAGATGATGATCCACGACGGGTTCGCCATGGGCATCGGCAACGCGAGCGACATGCGCGGCCTCGCCGAGCAACTGGACCGGGCGTCCGACAACATCGCCAGCATCTACGCCGGGCGCACCGGCAAGCCCGTGGACTACTGGCGCGGCAAGATGAAGGCAGAGACGTGGTACACCGACGCCGAGGCCGTCGCGGACGGGCTGGCCGACAAGATCCACGGCCAGGGCAGCCCGGCCAGCGACTGGGACCTGAGCGTCTACGCCCGCCACGCTACGACCGTCGCGGGCAACGGGGACGGCAGCCCTTCTCACCCGGCCTCTGGCTCGCCAGACGGCGCCGGCGGCTCTGAGCCGGGCCCCACCAAGACCGCCGGGGATGTGGCGGCTAGGGCCACGTCCCCGGTCAGTGCCGCCGGCGACATGCACGGCGGCCACAAGCGCTACGACCCGGACGGCGACGGCGACTGCGACGCCTGCGCCGAGGGCGACACCGACCACGACTACGTGATGCCGGACGGCAGCCCCGGCCCCAAGGCCAGGCCGGGCAACCGGGCCAGCGCGTTCCCCGTGCTCGACGCCGCCGTGGACGGCTCCCCCTGGGACGCCTCCAGGGCGTGGCACAACGGCGCCGAGAGCGACGACCCGGCCGCGTTCTACCGGGGCATCTGCGCCGGGCGCAAGTCAGGCGACCCCGCCACCCAGGACGCCTGGGCGCTGCCCTACAAGTACCACCCCGGCGACGCCCCGAACGCGGCGGGTGTCCGCGCCGCACTGGCCCGCCTGTCGTCCACCCAGGGCCTCACGAACTCGGACGAAGCCCGCTCCAAACTCCAGCGGCTCATGAAGCAGATCAGCCCGGACTACGAACCGGACAACCACATCGACCCCGCGCTGCTGGCGCAACTGCTCACCCTCGGCTTGGAAGGAGCAAGCAAATGACCGCTGTGAAGCTACAGGCCCCGACCGATGCCGATGGCCTGCGCGAACTGCTCACCGACCCCATCAAGCTCAAGGCGTATTTCAGCCAGGAGGCCGTCGCCGACGGCACCACCAAGGGTTTCCTCGACGCCTACGCGGGCGTGTACGCCAAGAAGAACCCCGACACCGTGGAGGACATGCGGACCCAGGTCCAGTCGGTCCTGTTCGACATGATCCGCGAGAACGGCGGGGGCAAGCGCCCGCTGCTCGACGTCGGCAAGGCCATCAGCTTCTCCGGCGGCCGGCCCTCGCTGAGCCTGTCCCAGGACGGCTCCCCGTCCGTCAGCAAGGGCAAGGGCGCGGTCTACAACAAGACCGCCCCCGGTGCGATGTTCGAGAACGCCTACCGCGCCGAGGACCGGTTCAACACCATCGGTGAGTACTGCCAGGCCATCCGCGAGGAAGCCCGGCCGACCGCCACCAAGAACCGCAAGGATCTGCTCCAGAAGCTCGAGAACGTGCGGAGCTTCCAGAACTCGTTCGGGTCCGAGGACCCCGGCGCGGGCGGCTTCCTGATCCCCGAGATCATGCGGTCGGAATTGCTGCAACTGGCGCTTGAGGAATCCATCGTCCGCAGCCGGGCGACGGT